GGTATTTCTTCCACTCATTCAATATTTTTTTCATCTTGCGTTATCCTCTTTAAAAATTCTTCCGGTATCTCCATAAATAGTTGTCCGCAAACTATTATGTCGTATACGAAATACTCTGTTTTTTCTGGTGTGGTGTGAAAATCGTACTCAAACATCTTGACTGGATCAGATACTATTAATCCCACTGAGCCTGACACATATTGAAATAATTCTGTTCCTTGTTTGTTGAACTTAATTATGTCTCCACGGCTATACACCCCTATGGTTCCGGAAAGCGCTGACTGACGCTGGCCATAGATCACCAGCGATTGTTAAGCAAGCGTTAGCAACATCCTGAATTTCTTGTTGCGCTCCGTCATGAGTTCTAAGATCAATAAATTTTAAAAGATTGTTCAAGTTGCAAGTGCCATAATACTCAGTGTACATATTCTGTGGTAGTACCATCCGTGCCTGCTCTCGACAAACTCCCGCTGACATTAGTTGCTCAAACAGTTCTTTTGCTCTTCGAGTATGCTGCTTAAGATAATCCGCACAGGTTAATCCAAAAGAAGGATCCGATAAATCCGGATAAAGAATGGGATCTATTTCGTCTTGGTTAGAAGACTGCCTGTTGGACTTATGCTGTGTACGGAATGCATTTGGGCAATAAAAAGCAAGATCTTTATCTGTGTATCTCCTGCTAATCTCGTTGTAACTCCAAGTCCTATGTCGCATATGTTGAGAGCGCACAAAAAGAGGAACGACAAACTTAAAGGTAACCACGTTGTGCTCGAACGTACTCGTGTGTCTGTGTTTAACAAGATAGTTAACAAGTTTCTTATCTCTATCATCGAGTTCCTCCTTTTCAACTCCAAATGAAACACGGGCGCTATTCACGATTGTGAGATCAGAGCCCATGTGGTCTATATATTGAACCTTACCTATACCATCGTGATATAAGTCGATTGTTTTTTTGAAGGACATTCTTACTCCTCGAAGAATTGAACGCCAAATTTCTTTCCAGAGGTGGGCTCTATAGAAACATCGTTGGCAACATTTTGTAATTGTTGGTGGCCCAAAACGGTTCCTGTTGCTCTTCCTCTCTGGGCGGATCCCTGACCTGTAGGTGAATCATAATCAACTTCAAATAACTTAAAAATCATAAAACTGTTTGGGTCTTTTTTGTTCCATTTATCTCCGAACACATAGCCCCACTGAGTGAATGCTCGGTTCAACTCTTCCATCTGAGCCATTGATGGATTCAGAATCAAGAGTGATTTTTCCGATAGACCCTCAAATAATCCGCCAACGCGAAGAGCTTTGAGGCCCATATCATCAACGGCCTTCTCCAATTCATTCTTAAGATACTCGTTATATTCTGGGGTGGTTGGCTTAGCCATTGGGTTTTGTCCGGACATAATTCCAATTGTACCCACACTTGGGTCCTTTCCTGTCATCATCTTCATGAGCTTTTCATATTTGGATTCTCTATCTTCATCCATGGTATATGGACTCTCTAGAATCACAGAATTCTTTCTACCTTCAAGTATAACCTTCCTGATCATTTCTTTTAATCTATTCTTATTCATCCTGTAGTCTCCCGTACACATAGTTTTCTAATACTAGGTAATTAGTTTCTCCGGCGGCTTTTATCTCCTGGAGCATGGTTCTTTCTACCACAATCCGATCACCTATATTTACTGTGACTTTACAATCATCTGCTTTTCCTAAGACATCACAGATAACATGTTGGGACATGGGGGCTTTGTAGTTGTCGGGTAAAATGAAACCCTTTTTCTCTTCTTTGTCATCTATTGGGTGTACTAGCAGGTGACGATTGTGTGGTTCAAGATACATTATTCCTCCATTATCTATATAGCAAATGCCTCTTAACATATTATAATATAACACATCAAGAGGCACTTGTCAAGTATTAATTATGAGAATTCTTTTTATTTTGAATTTCAGTTCTTAATTCTTTAAGTTCTTTTATGGCAGTTAAGGCTGCCTTTCTAGCTCGTGGGGCGGCAGCTTTATAGCCGTATGTTCCAGCCTCTACCTTATCCACGTCAGCCATAGCTTCTTTTAATTCTAAAATAATAGCTTCAAGTCGTTCTCTCATTTTAATCTCCTAAAATATCTCGCAAACTCCACCGGCGCATGCTAGTTCACCAGCTAAATTTGTTTCGTCTTGTTCTTCTGTAATTAGATCCAAGTCAATACTTTTCAGTTTTGGAAGTAATTTTTCATACTCTTCTCGGGAACAATCTTGAAAAGGTGCTTGAACGTAGGTGTGATCAGTGTGCGGCAATACCGACAAGCCGTTATAACATTTCCGATTAAGCCACATCCATTCACCAACCGATTTCCATTCGTCTTGTTTGATTGTAACTGTCGCCGAGACATTGTGCGTATTGTGGCCACTTTGGTGGCCTCCTTTGATCCAGGTGTCGCTGATGGACTTAACCCTTCGGAGAAGATCCAAAGCGCTCTCGTGGCGTGTTATGGCCCCTTCCGGTGCTTCTTGTGGTATCATTATGAGGGCTGTGTCATGAGGCCGGAATTTATCATCCTCAACTAGCTCAGGAATGTTATTCAAAAGGTAGCTGTAGATTGCCTCATTCTTTCCTACGCGGATTCTGCGTATGTAATGGTCGTTGTGCCACGCATGGATACCCGAAGATGTCCCTAGGGTTAGCGAAGTTGTACCTGCAGGTTTGACACAGGTTGTTCTAGCTGCTGGTTTGATTCCTATTTGGAAAGCTACTCTTCTATTTTCCCTCTTAACCATCATAGACGCTGCTGTCATGTCCAAATCCAAAACTCCTCCGGAGGCAATACCTGTCATGGACACACCGATTAAGGCGTCTTTCTCGGTATTTCGCTTCCAGATAGGTCTCAAATAATGAAAGTCTGTATAGGATGCCTGTAAGGTTCCCAAGAACGTTGCAGCACGTACTCTATCCTCCAAGTCTTCTTGGTTAGTTACATCACTAACATTTACTTCTGTCAGATTACAGAACTGATACGGTCTTAAGCCTATCTCACAACAGGGATTGGTTCCCCAATCTTTGTCGTTTGAAAAATAAAAACCTGGCTCTCCAGCGCCTGACTCTCGAACACGATCCCAGATATCCATAAAAGTGCTACGGTCAATGCGATGACGCATAAGCACAACAGAGTTGTTTGCGCGGCCTCTTTGGGGGTTAAGCTCCCACCAGTCTCCAGATTTCGCAGCAAGCATCTCTTCGTCGTCAGCAGAGAATAAAGAGATAAGAGCAGCGCGGCGGATACCTCCAGCAAGAACAGCATCCGCAATGTGGCAGATGATATCATGAACCTCAATGGGAGTAAGTTGGTCGCCATCTTCTTTTTCATCTAACATTCCTTCTATTTTAACTAAACACTCTCGGAGAGGTTGTGGTCCAGGAGCTTTACCTCCGGAGGTAACTAGTCGGGCGCCTTTTGGACGGATATCCGAGAAGTCAAATCTTAATCTAGATGTTCCTTTAAAATAAGAAGCCACCAGTGCCTTCACAGCATCTGCCCAGCCTTCTATTGAATCCCCTATGAGAAACCTTCGACTTCTTTTTGAGGGCTTTCTGATGTCCGGAAGTTTTTCTACGTGATGCTTTTGAACCGAGTAGCCTACACCTGTGCCGCCGAGTAACAAAAACATGATTTCAGAAAATACATGATAGTTGTCAACCGGTGCGAACGCACAGTTGAAAATTCTGTTTGGGGACACCTCTATTGGTTTGCCACCAAACTGCATTGACCTCATTGAGGGCAATACTTTTTTATCATACACATAAGTGTAAACATTTTTAATTTCTCTTTCTAAAGAAGGAAACTTTTTAAGGTGCATATTCATATTTCTGGTCACCAATTCCCTCCAATTTTCTCTACGGTTTTCATTCTCGAGATATCTTGCGTATTTCATATACACAGTTATATCTGAAAGAATCTTCTTTTCTAATTCCATTCTTGTTCTCCTATTTTGCTGATATTTCTTGGTATTTCTTTTTAAGAAGAGTGAGCGCTTGTGCTGTAGATTGCATAACATCGGCGTCCTCGTCTCTTTCTAATATTTTAATTGTGACATCTGACCAGTCTACGAATGCTTGAAAGATCATGCCGTCTGGGCCGTTTCTATTTTTAGCAATGAATATTCTACCTTTGTTCGATTGTTTATCTTGGACAGTCCGAGACAAAGAAAATATAAAGTCTGCCACGAAGCACTTATTGAATGCCTCAGAGATGGCTTCCATCGTTATTACTTCCGCATTTAGACCACCACGATTGGTTTGGGAAGCAGTCCACACAGGCATCTCATAAATTTGTGCGAGGGCTCTGAGGTTTTCGTAAATTTCTTCCAGTTCGTGGCGCTTTTCTCCGGACACTCTTGGTGGCCGAAGCAAGTCAGCATAATCAACTAAAATAATATCAGGTTCTATTCCTCTTTTCTTCAGTTTTTCAATGTGGTTCCTGATTGTTTGCACGGAAGCGGACTTTGTAGGATATTCTTTAATGATAAGAGTACCATCGATGTCTTGAATTTTTTCCAAAACTTCTTCCTTGCGGTCCCTGTGGTCGTTCAGGGGCACTCCTGTCAAGCAAGCATCGAATCTACTTCCGACAACAGTATCTTTTAATTCTAGTGTATAATATACAACAGTCTTACCCTGCTTCAAAGCTTGCGTTGCCAAGTGGACCAAAACCATTGACTTACCAGCCCCAGTAGGAGCAATAACAACACCCAGTTCATTTTTACCTAGACCTCCTTTACAGATCTCATCCATGCGATCCCAGCCGGTAGTGATTGGGGCACGATTAATTATTTCAAAACGGGCAAGGGCATCTTTATGATACTCATGGCCAAAGTTATTGTCTGTTCCTAATTTTAAAGCATCTTGAATAACCTTCTCTATCTCATCAAACGATGAAGACTTGAGTAATTTAACAGACTTTAGCATTGCTGCCTTTAAGACCTGCTTTCTGCAGAAATCAACGGCCTTGTCTTTAACGTATGCCGCTTCTTCCACACCATCTGAAGTGTGGATTCGAGCGAAGAAGTCTCTTACCTGTTTTGCCGTTGCTTTATCGTGGTGATTGAGCTCAGTTCTCAATAGAGACATCATTACCTCATGATTAGGATGAGTAGAATATTTTTCTCTATAACTCATCAGTGTCTCTATAAATATTTGTAGATATTTTTTTTCAAAAAAGTTTATATCTATGACCTCAGATACTTGGTCATAAAATGGCCTGTCCTCGAGCATGAGTTGGCACATATTTTCTTGAAATTTTTTCCCAAAACGGGAAAAGGTGTCGTGATCGTTGTTATACATTTGTCCTCCAGTGTGTTATTAATTATAACATATTTTTTTCATTTGTCAAAAAGATTTATTATCTTTTAATTTTTTTCATAGCCATGGTTAGTTCATCGAACTTAATGTAGCCGCAATCGTCTTCAAATAACATTTTAGTAAAATTTAGTCTCGAAAACTCAGGTTCAAACTTCATTATCGTATTATCAATGAAAATTCTATTCATCGGTCTGATGTTTGGGAAATAGAGTTGCATAATCTTATAATTATTTTTTACCAGATCGGCAGATCGAATAATATTTTCATGCAATTTAAGCTTTTTTGTTTGCATTGCGCAAGCTGTGACAATCTTTTGGCAATCAGATTCTTCTTCGAAAGCCAAGAAAGGAAACCGCTTCGCAAGTGTTTTAAGCCCAACGCCAGGCACACCTGGTAGGTTGTCACTCGAGTCTCCAGCAATTGCACGAGCAATGGCAAAATTATTGGGATGAATCTTAAACTCATCAAGAATACTTTGCTGTGTAACCAGCTTATCTTGGATAGGTCTATAGATAGATGTGCTTTTATCACAGAGTT